TTGTATGTAAATTCTTTTTTATCCCCGCCTTGAGTTGTTCTTTTTATAGTTACTAAAAGAGTACATTTACCTCTAATTTTCTTTAAATTACATAATCTGGTAAATGCTTTTTTTGCTGCTCCTTCTGGTGAAGTAGAGTTATATCTACCTGGTCTAAATTTAGTTATACAACCATCAACATTTTGAACTCCAACTACTTTATAAGTATCCTTATTATTATCCATTTTTTTATACTATATACAAATATTTTATTTTTTTTTAAATTAAAAATTAATTCTAAGAAAAAGATTTTCCGCACCCACAACTAAATTCGGCATTTGGATTTTTAAATATAAATCTCTTTCCCATAAAATTATCTTCCCAATCAATTTCAGTACCTAACAAATGTAATAAACTATTTCCATCAATTTTAATATTTAGGTAGTCGATTTTAACTACCTCGTCAAATTTTTTAGGTTCTAAATCACACGGTTCTAAATTATATTGAAAACCACTACAACCACCACTTTTAATACTGAATGATATATATTTTTTAGAAAAAACATCTTTTAATTTAGGTAATGCTGCTTTGGAAATTTTAATTACATTTGACATTTATTATTTCAATATAAAAAATTTATTTTTTAAATATATATGCCTAGTCAAGAAAAAATTAAAATTACAAAAAAAAATTACCTAAATTAAAAAAAATTAAAATTACAAAAAAAAATTACCTAAATTAAAAAAAATAAATAAATATTATTTACTTTATCCTGAAAATATTAAAATATAAAAATTATAAATCTGGAAAATATATTTATCAATAATCCAAGTTCTGGTATTCAATAATCCAAGTTCTGGTATTCAATAAACCAAGTTCTGGTATTCAATAACCCAAGTTCTGGTATTCTCCAATTGAACATGGTTCTATTTGATAATTTGACCAAGAATTGCTTCTACAAACAGCACAACTTCTATTTCCAGTTGCCAACCACATATCTTGACATTGTTTGTGAAATACCTTATGACATTCTGGACATTCAACATTATCCGGTTCGTCTTGAATTGTTTCACAACAGATAGCACAAGGGTCTTCAATTTGTATTTTATTTTTCTTACTTTCAAATCCACTTCCCTCTTCTTCCCTAATAGAAAGAGTATGAAATATCTCAATGAGAGACAAATCTATACTTTCATCCAGTTCTTCAAGAAATCGATGCTGATTGAAAATTTGATATTTTTCTTCCAATTTATCAGTCAATTTACCGAAATCTTCATCATTAAAAACTAGATTTGTAAAGAAATCTGAATCTGTTGTAATAGTATCTCTACATACTTTAAATATGACGAAACAACAGTGCTTACAGACACATCCCGATGTTGCTGCCCTACTTTTCATGTCAGGGCAGTTACAAGATATTTTCTTTTCTCCTTTTGAGACTTCAATATCATAAATATTTCTAGTAGAACCAGAAACATTAATAATATATTTATCTTCTTGATTTTTGATATTCAATAGATAAAATCTATCATATCGAAGTTTATTATATCTACTTAATTGGTGATAATTCATATTTGCCATTTTTTTCTTTTGTAGAAATGTTTATTTTTTTCTAAATAAATTAAAGTCAATTTTTTTTATTATAAATAAGTATATGGAAAGTAATAATTTAGTTGTAGAGGAAGAAAAGAATGAAATTAAGAATAATATGATGAATAATATTAAAAATAATATTAAGAATGAACTTAAAAATGAAATGATTGAACAGGGGATGGCAGTTAATAAAACTGAAGATATTACAGACCAAGTTTTATCACCAGAGGAATTAAAGGAACTAGATATTAGAAATGAAAATAGATTTAGAACTTATATTTCTTCCGAAGCAGTTTTAACTTCTTGGATACGTAATACAATTATTCTATTTATGGGAGGATTAACTGTTATTAAATTTTCGGATATGAAAGAAAAATATATATTGGCTTTATTTTTATCTCTAACAGGTTTATTAATTGGCATTGTATCTTATTTTGAATATAGAGATAGAATTAAAAAAATAAATAATAGGGATTTTGGAGGATTAAAAATACAAAGTTTTAATGAAAATTTAACATTAATAGTTTTAATTATTTTCGTTGCTTTATTCATTTTAAGATCCAAAAGAATAATCAAAAAATATAGTTTAAAAAAAGTATTTACATTTTAAACAAATCCATTTCAAAATCATCTATTCCTTCTGATAATAATTTTTGTTTTAATTTATTTGAATTTATAAAACGATTGAAATAATCAATAAAAACTAATATTCTATTTAGAATAAATTCCCAAAATGGTTCCTCAAAATTAACTTCTAACATACTTGCTTCTGGAACTTTGCCATTCATATAGGTTTCCACTATTTCTGATTTATTTGTTTCTAAAATATACATATAACTATAGGTCTGCACTTTTTCATAATCTTTGACTTTATTAAATAATTTATGCATCCTATTTTTAATTTCAATTATGGTTCTATTTTCTAATATTCCATCTATTCTACCACCTAAAAACCAACTATAATCATTACTTTTTATAATTAACTTTTTGAAAAATTTATTTATTCTAATAACTGGTAATCCTGTCATTTGGGTATAAATATGAATACTTTTATCTTCATTTTTAGTTCCAAAATTAGTATTAGTCATTTCAATTATTGACTTTTCTATTTGTTTTTTCTCTTTAGTAGGTAGCATTTCACATTCTTTTAATAATTCTCTCCTCTGATTTATCATACTATTTACTTCCTTCGCTTCCATACATTTATCCATATTCACACATACTTCCTTTTTCTTTTCTTTACTTAATTTTTTTTTAAATTTATCAAAAACCTCTTCATTGCTTTCCTTTTCTTTAACTTTTTTATTTTTTTTTTCTAAAATTTTTTTGGTATTTTTAAAATCTTCGGGAAAATTAGTTTTCCATAATCTATGTAAAGTTTCGGCTTGTGGTTTAAAAAAACTTACACCTATTAAATTAGATAATTCGCTTGCGTAAACACAAATCTCTTTTTTATTGATGTAATTAGACATTCCAATATATTTATTTAACATAACTTAAAATTTAAATAAACATATAAATTTATAAAAAATGAATTTAGAAAATATGAGTTCAGTTTTAATTTCCTCCGGTTTAATTTTCGGATCTATGGGTGTCTTAAGAGAAATGAAAGAAGTAGATAAATATTCTAAATGTACTAAATATAACTTAAATATGGCATCTACCTTATTGGCAACTGGTTCACTTTTAAGTATTTATAAGTTAATCAGACCAACATAATTCTAGTTTGTCTTTTTATAATTGGTGTTTCTATATTGTTTTTTCTTAGTCTAAGAATGTCAGTTTCATCCTTAGTCATCCCTCTTTCATAATAATTTTCTTGATTTTCTTCTTCCTCTTCTATAGTTTCCATTTGTAGGTTATCTTCGCCGTTACTAAAATTAGCGGTTGAATATTTCATTTTTTTAAATTCTTTTCCTTTATTTTTTCCATATAAATATAAAACAATAAAACCAACAAGAACAGTCGAAGTGTTAATTAGAACTAAACCAGAAACTAGATGACTTATAAGATTATTAATATTGAAAACACCCATCGTTCCTGATATTAAAAATTTAAATTTGATACCGTATTTATATCTATCTACATATTCATACTCATCTAATTGATCACTTACATTCGGATAATCCAAATATGTAACCATTGAACCTTTGCTTGCCCAACCACTATTTGGATATAAAACTATTTCACAAGTTGATTCTTCATATCCTGAAATACTTTTCATATTATAATAATTAACTTTTATGATTATTTCAAGTCCAGAAAGTCTTTTATAAGGTAAAGTGGCATTGGGAATAAGATGGTGAGGATAACTTTCAGGTGTTCCTTCATTAAATGAATCTAAATCAATATTACTTAATTCTAACCATTCTGATAAATGAAGTTTAATAGTTTCTCCGGCTTGAAAATTTTTAAGAGTATTTCCTTTTTGGTCTTTTATAACAGTTTCAATTGGTAAATTATCGACACCTAAATTACTACCTTCTTCAAATGTTGTACTATAGAAATGGTCAAAAGCTAATATCATACCTTCAGAACCTATTGTGAAAAATTCTTTATTTGTCCTATCGATACATTTTTGATCGGTATTACAAGTGGAAACTTTGGTGTTATATTCAGTAAAATGAGTAAGGAAAAAGAATTCTGATTCACCTTTTATATACATTTCACTATATGGAAGTTTAATACAATCTATTTCTCTATAAACCCAGGTATCGGCGTCATAAGCATAATCATAACTGTTATTATTACAATAAGAAAAAGAAGATATATTTTGTTTTTGAATTTGGCTGATATTTCCATTCTCAGTCCAAAAAGTAGTGTAACCGGAAGGTATTTCAGTTTTTAGGTATAATTCATTGAAACACAAATCATATAATATAAAAGCAAATATACAAGTTTGAAAGAATTTATTAAGACCTCCAATTTGAACATTTTGAAGAGTTACAAATTTAGGTGTACTAAAATAAAATAGGGAACTTAGATTCATTATTAGGTTAAGATAAAAGTAAAAAATTTAAATAAAAATATTATATTAAAATAATATAGTTAATGAAATTTTATATAAAATTAGTAATATTTATAGTAATTTTATTTATAATCATATTACTATTAAGGAAAAAAATACCAATCTTAAGAGAAAAATTTGATAACTTTCCCAGTCCTTCTGAATTTGATTACATACATAACCATAATGATTATTCAAGAGAAGTTGACGATGAATTAATGAATGTTATCATTTTAACATTTTATTTTAAAGATACTTGTCCGAAATCAAGAGAATTTCTATATGGTTGTTGCGAAGATTTTGAAAATGATGAAATTAATGAAATGAATGAAAAAGGATATTATTTAGAAAAAAATAAAGGTGATACTGATGATGGTAAGCATGATAGTTATTTAAATAGAATTTTCAATTGGTTCAAAGAAGAAATACCCAATAAAAAAATTGTTTGTTCAGGTGATTATATAAGCGTTCCTAATACTGATTCTAAATGTCTAAGTTTAAAAAATTTTAAAGAAAAGGATAATTTTAATAATAAATGTAAATTAGAAAAGAGACCTACTTATTACTATTTAGAATTATTTGCAAATCTTTTTAATAAGAATTTTAATGATGATTTAATTAATGGAATTATAAGTTCTCATAAAACAACAATAGAATTGGATAAAATTAACAAAGCACCTGAATTAAATAGTATTAGAACAAATTCAGGAATAAAATATAATATTAATGAGGGTCTTGAAATTATTGATGATGACCCTAATAAAAATCAAAAATCTTTCGAATTTAAAGATATAAATTTTCAATTAAGATTACAAGTAAAGGAGGCAACCTTAGATGAAGATGTAGGAAGTCTTCAAATTGAGATACCTAGATATAGAACTTCCAACGATATGACATTAATAAGAGAAGGAAAAAATCCAGAAGATAATGTTGAAAAAACTTCTCATAAGTTTTTAGGTAATCTTAATAACTTTAAAGAAATAATGGAATTCATTAATGACTATTTGAATATTAGTATTCAGGATGAATTAGAAATGAATAAATATTTCTTAAAAGATGAACAGAGATTAATGAAAAATGATGATAAATTTGTTTATGAATTTAAAACAAAACTAAATACTGACATGCAGTATAAACTAGAATTTGACAAGAATTATAAAATAATAACTAAAAATATTACTACAAAAACAGGAACAAATTTTGTTTTTAATGGTAATTATAACATAGAAGCAACAGTTGAAAAAATAGAATTAGAAGAAATTAAATTAGAAGAAATTAAATTGAAAATTTATCAAGGAAAGACCTTGAATTTAGCAGAACAAAAAATATATGATAATAGAATTGAAGAAGTTACTATAAAATTAACATTTGATAAAAATACAAAAATTACCGAAGAATCATATTTTAAATTATTTGAAATCAATCCCGAATATCATATAATTAATTTTTTTAGTAATGATTTAATTGAATTGGAAGAAGGTTACAAAAAACAATTACTTATACCTAAAAAAAATAATCAAGGAGATTATTTAGGTCAAACATATTATCCAGATTACCTTGCTTATTTATATGATCAAAAAAAAGATACACTATTTAAGGATTATGAAGATTTAGAAAATGACTTTGAAAAATTCAGACCTAATGTAGTTTCATACGATTTTGATAAAAATTCTAGAAATGAAGATGTAAATATCAGATATATAGGAGATAAGGAAAATTATGTAGTGGCTCGTCCTAGAATTAGATGGAACAATATTGTTGATTTTCCAAATGAGAAAAAAGAATATATGGCTCTGATTATGTCAGATAAATATTTAGAAGAATATTATCACGGGAGTGATAATAAAAAGAGACCTTTAATTTATTGGATTATTTGGAATATTCCTAAATCAGATGGTGAATTGTCTGAAATAGGTGAAGATAATATTACATTTGTAAATCAAAATGGAGATTTATTTGATGAAGTTAGAAGTTACAGTGAAATATATAAATATAGAATGATTAATACTGATAAAATTCAATTCTATTTTGATGAAAATGATAGACAAAAAAAAAGAAATGTTTATGATGATGACCTAAATCTTGAGGATTATTTAGAAAATTTAAATAACGATGTTATTAGTGAAGACGATTTTAAAGAATATTTAAGAGATTTATGTATGGGGGCTCCAGGTCCTGCTCCAGGTCCCGCTCCAGCAAAATCAAATTACATGTGTGCTATAAAAGATGATACTGATAATGTAAGATTAGAAAAGAGTTGTTATGATGAATATGATACTTTATCACCTGCTTATAAAAATGACTGCAAAACTGAATTTTCAAGACAAAAAAATAATATTTTAATTCAAGATATAAAAAACTCTCCGACACCAACACAATCGGATATTAATTTTCATGAGAAGAGAACGATTACATATAAATTTGAAGTCTTTAATTATAATAAAGCAACTGCAAAAGATTTAGATAAAATATATAATGACAATATTAATAATTTAGATGTATTATATGATAAACTGTTATGTAAATTAACAGAAAATGATAATGAAAATAAATTAGAAACAAGAGATCAGAAAATGAACGTTGAATATAAGATAAAGGATACTGAAGATTTAGATGATTATTTAGATAATAATGATTTTGAAGTAGGTGACTACGATGTAAATATTAAAGAAAAACACCTAACTTTGTTTAGTTATAAAATGAAGTATTATGAATTTAAAGAAAAAGAATTTTTAAATATTAGGTTAGAAAAGAATACATATTGGGTTTTATATTTTAAATTAGAAAACAAAGATAAATATGTATACATAAATAATGATAAAATTACATTAAATGAGACAGAATTAGAATTTAGGGTTCCGTATCAAACAGATAAAATTAGCATTTATTCGGAAAGTTCTGGTTCATTATGTATAAAACAATCAAGAGTTCCTACATATAGATTAGATTGGATAAAAGTTTTAGAAGAATATCCTAATACATTTAATGAATTAACAAATGAAAATCAAATTGAAATGAAAAAAAATTTTGATGCGAAAATAAAACTTAATAAGAGTATAGGAAAAGGAAAGGAAGTATTAAAATATAAATTAAATTTTTACAAAAAAGGAAATGTGAATATACTTAATAATTTAGAAGATACTACTGATTACGAAAGAAATAAAGTGTATGATAGTATTGATAATACAATTCATTTTAGTTTAGAACAAAATGCTATATTAGAGTTTGGAACAATTACACCAGTAGAAAAAAATAACAATTTATTAGAATTAGAAGAAATTGATTTAACTTTAGTAAAAGCCAACAGAATTTCAACTATAGAATTAGATACTTTAAGTTGTGATGTGAATGATTTAAGCACTATACAACCTGTTCCAACTTTAAAAATTAAGGGTAATTTAGAAGGAGATATAAAAATGAACCAAATATTTGATAGTAGAGATATAAATCTAAATGAAATGAATTTGGCTATTAGAATTTATGAAAAAGATAAAATGAAACCAAGTTATTTAGAGTGGGGTATACCAATAGATATAGATAATGATAATGATATTGAAAAAATAATAAATTATGAAATGTTTAAATATAAAAGAGGATTGTCTGTTCAACTAAGTGAAGAAGAAATAAAATATTCTACTCATAAAACTAAGAATTATTATCTAGAATCTAATAATAGTATTTGCCAAGAAATAGATAAATTAGCATGGACAGATAAAATAACTATTAAAAAACTGCCTCTCACTGGAAATGATATGGTTTTCAATTATGATGATAATTCGAATATTTTTAAATTTGATGAAAAATATGAATTAATTTTTAATAATATGAAGGAAAAGTGGCAACTTTGGGAGAAACCGATTAAAAATGTTTATACTTGGATTGGAGAACAAAAAAATTCAGATTATTTATTGTTATCAAAATCAAGATGGGTTTTTGCTCCCAAATACAAGAGTTTTTGCGAAGGTGCACAAATGGAACCATACGACCCTAGAAAATATCCAACTTGGTATGATAGACACAAAGAATTTAGGATAGAAGATGTATTTGAAATGGAAATAGAAATAGAAATGAGTACTGAGGGAATAAATAAACCCATTTACGATTGTAATATTAATATTAATAATAAATTGGAAGAATGTGGACCCACTCCATCTCCCGAAGAAGATATTTCATATAATCACAATAAAGATTTAAAATTTACTAATACTTTATTTAATTTAGGAGAGTTAGAGACAGATAATACATTATTTGATTTCTTTAATATGGATGCTTATATTAATAAAGATTTTAGAGTTGAAATTATTCCATATTTAATAAATCAAAATGTAGAAGAAAAATCGATTGCTTTTGATTTGAGTTTTAATGAAGATAGAGTTACTAGTGTTTTAAATGATGATGGTAACGAATATATGAAATATGAATATTTATTATCTGAAAAAGTAAAACAGAAGTATATTAATCCAAATTTAATAATAGAAATTAAAAAAATAATAAGTAATTTTAGTAAAGAAATAAGATTTGAAAAATTTAAAGACATAACTGATTCTCTTTTAATTCATAGAGGAAATTTAGATGTAATATTAATGATTATTTCAGAAGATGAAATTACAAAAATTGAAGAAGAGGTTCATAAATTAAAATTACTATTTCATTCAATGGATGAAACTTCAGATATACCTAATAATTTGAAAAATAATTATTATACGCAATATAAAAATACTAATTTTAATTTAGCCAATAGAATTAATGATTTACAACCAGTCTATCCAAATAATCCAGAATTATTTAGGGATCCTGTAATATATACTACTAATAATACTATTGAAAAGAATATAAATTTCAAAAGAACAATGAAAGATGAAAAAGAAATATCTGAAGAAGAAGATGTAATACCTAAATTATTTGATGATATGATTAATAAGAAGAAATACTTATATAAAAACTATACTTCATATGGTGATTTAGAATTATATCAAAATGAAAGTCATCTACAATATAGAATTCCTATAGTAAAGAAAGG